GTAGCAAGACTAAATGTCTGTGTAGTCCCGAAGTCAACATGCCTAAGCGTAATTTAGGTGTAACTAAAAAAGTAATCCCTATATATGAACATTGATTTAGAACACTTACACTACTGGATGTGTGCTATTAGAGGAAGTGAAAATCCTACACGCACACTTGATGCCTTTTGGCGAGGCCAACTGCGTAGTAAAGAGTGGTTAATTGACTGCTTAGACGAGCATGTACATGTTGGATCTAGCATTGACATCCACGGTGGGTGGGTTGGGGTTCTAGCCAGTATGTTATTTCAAAGTAACATTCCTGTTACTACAATCCGTAGTATCGATATTGATTCTACATGCGAGTCCATTGCTACACTTATGAATCAAATAGAGTTTGAAGCTGGAAGGTTTCGTGCTATGACTGCTGACATGTGTAGCGTTCGTAGTGATGCTGATATTATTATCAATACCAGTTGTGAACATATTACCCAGGAACAATACGATTTATGGCTTAGTGGACATCCACATAACAGTTTGCTAGTCCTCCAGAGCAACAATTATAATATTCCAGAGCATGTTAGAATTGCTAACGACTTAGAAGAATTCAAACAACAATGTCAGATTAATGTGCTATGGGCTGGAGAACTAGAACTTCCTTTATATAAAAGATTTATGGTGATTGGACATGTTTAAGTTTAACGAGCTAAATCAAATACATCTTGAAATTACAAATAATTGTCAGGCATCATGTCCTATGTGTAATAGAAATATTAATGGCGGCTTAGATAATCCATTAATTAAGATTCGCAACTGGACATTTGAAGATTTTAAAACAATTATGTCAGAACAAGTGTTATCACAAATTGAAAGCTATTACTTCTGTGGTAATTTTGGTGATCCAATACTTAATAATGATTTAATTAAAATGTGTGCTTGGTCAAAAGTTACTGCACCAACGGTTCGAGTAGCAGTTCATACAAACGGTGGTGCTCGTAATGCTGACTGGTGGCGAACTCTTGCTCAGGCATTGCCATCAGACCATCGAGTAGTATTTGCTTTAGATGGATTAGAAGATACACATCACTTGTATCGTGTAGGTACAAAGTACGAAACTGTAATTGAAAATGCACAAGCATTTATTGATGCTGGCGGCAAAGCTGAATGGGTGTTTATTAAATTTAAACACAATGAACATCAAGTTGAAGAAGCACGTCGCAGAAGTATTGAGTTAGGATTTAAATCATTTGTTCTTAAAAACAGTTCTCGATTTATTCTAGAACCAAAAGTTGAAGTTGTTGATAGAACAGGCAACTTGATGCACTATATTGAACCTGCTACAGATGTTCCTTTAAAATTTATTGATAAGAAAATTATTGATGCTTATAAACAAGTAGTTGATAAAAGTGTTATTGACTGTAAAGCACAGCGACAAAAAGAAGTTTATATTGATGCGTACGGCGACATGTTTCCGTGCTGTTGGTTAGCTAGCGTTCCCTATAGTTATATTAACCCTGATGATGCTTTAGAAGTTAGAACAGAGATGCTTAGACAACATAATGAAATGGTTGCTAGTTTAGGAAACATCAACACTAAGAAACGGTCAATACAGGACATACTAGAATCTGAGCAGTATCAAACAGTATGGGATACTTATTGGACTACAAATAAATTAATTACGTGTGCAAGAACATGTGGCGATGGTAATTTTGCCAAACCAAAGGATCAAATTGTCAAAGAGTAAAACATTCTGTATGCACCCTTTTACAGGGCTAGCAACTAGAGAAGACGGATCAGTTAAAGCCTGTTGCCGCAGTCATCCTGTTGGCAATATTCAGTGCCAAAGTTTAGAAGAAATTTGGAATAACAAAACAATGACCCGTATTCGTCAACAAGTGTTAAATGACGAACGACCTGCAGAGTGTGCTCCATGTTTTGCTTTAGAAGACCAAGGCGTTGAAAGTTTACGTCAGAGACATATAAAAGGTAATATACCTGAAGCACGTATTAATTTGTACCCAAGTGCCTTAGATCAGTTACGAGAAGATTTTACAATGCCTTTTGAATTTCCTACTATGGAAATCAAACTTAACAACTTATGTAACTTAAAGTGTCGTATGTGCAATCCAACTGACAGCACTAGTTGGAATGATTGGGATCAAGTAGAAGAATTTTACGACAAAGAAGGTAACTATATTTCAGACAATGTTCGAACATTAAACTTAATACGTAAACCGTACTTAGACAAGTTTGAAGATAATCCTAATTGGTGGGAATCATTTGAAAAGCTATTGCCCTACTTTAGACGTGTAGAGTTTGCCGGTGGAGAACCACTAATGGATCCACAGCATTTTCGTATATTAGACATGTTGAAACCGTACGGGCATCAGATTGAAATCAAGTATGCTACTAATGGAACAACGTTAGGTATTAGCAAAGGAAGAACAGTACATGATTATTGGCCACATTTTAGATCAGTTGCCGTTAATGTCAGCATTGACGGCATTGGCAATGTTTACGATTACATTCGCGGTAACGGTGATTGGAACAACGTTGTTGACAATGTTAAAGAAATTCAAGCAATCTCAAATATAAGTAGAGTTGTAGGTGCAGTGGCTGTACAAGTTAGTAATGTTCTTATATTAGATAAAATGATTGAAGAATTTTTAGATAAGTTAGACATTGTATTTTATACCAACATGGTTAACTATCCTAACGTATTATCAGCACAAGTATTACCAGGGCCGTTGAAGAATCTTGCTATTACTCGATTGCTTAATGTTCAAGACAGACTATCAGGATTTAAATTAGTACAACAGCATCCAATGTTGCTTAGTCTAACAAGAGGACAAATCCAAGGCGTTATTAATTATCTTAACGCTAACGATCAAAGCGACAAGTGGCAAGACTGTGTAGAATTTAATCGTAGACTAGACGCTACTAGACAACAGAGTTTTACAGATGTAACACCGGAGTTCAAACCGTATGTTTAAAGTCACTAGTCGTTGGCCTCATCAGAGCTCTATCAAGGTAGAGTGGAATCTTGGCAAACGCTGTAACTACGACTGTTCATATTGTCCTAGTAGCATACACGACAATACAAGTCCGCACACTGATATAGAAATACTTAAAGCAACCGTAGATAAATTAACAACACTAGGTAAACCTATACGTTTAAGTTTTACAGGAGGGGAGCCCACTGTACATCCTAAATTTGCAGAACTTATTAAGTATTGCAATCATAAAGGAGTTAGTTGGATTAGTGTAACAACTAACGGAACATTACCTTTTGAATTTTATGCTGGGTTGAATGTTGATCAGTTAGTGTTTAGCTTACACTTAGAATATGATTGGTTGCGTGTTTACAATACTATGAGTAAAGTTGCTGACCGTACTAATGTTAGACTTGTAGCACAAATCATGTGCCATCATGATCATATGAATGCGGCCTATACATTATTTGCTAGATGCCTAACTGATCATATTCCAGCAACACTAAGACGCATACGATGGACTGAAGGTGACCATGATTTGTTTGACGATATGCGATATCATCCTGATGATTTAGATTGGATTAAAAAACAAGAAGCAACAGTTCAAGGTAATTGTGTAATAGACGGTACACAAATTATACACGCCAATGATGTGATTAAGTTACATCTAAACAACTATAAAGACTGGACATGTAACGCTGGTCTCGAAAGCCTCATGATCAATTGGGATGGGGAAGTACATCGTGCAACTTGTAGAGTTGGTGGTAGTCTAGGCAACATTTATAAAAATACTTTTGTTGTTCCTAGCGTTCCAGTTATATGTACTAGAGACTGGTGTACATGTGCCGCTGATATTCCGTTAACTAAAGAGAATAAAAATGAAACAGAAAGTTCTAATAATTGAGCCTCATAGTGACGATAGCTATATTGGAGCTGGCGGATTCTTTTTAAAGAATCGTGACAATTATGATTTTTATTTTTGTCTAGTTGCGGCATCAGATATAGAGTTACATCATAAGACTGTAACACGCGAAGAACGTCTAGCAGAATATCAACAGTTCGTTGACTGGGTAGGTGGTACATGGGTTAAGCCTCAAGCAGGCAATGATCAGTTGCCGCTAGACTTTGACTCTAAGTTGGATTTGTTTCCACGTTCTAAGTTGGTCAAGTTAGTTGAAAATGCTATCATGGAAATTAAACCAGACATCATTATGACTATGGGTCCTAGTTTTCATGTTGACCATACTACAGTTTACGAAACAGTTATTGCGGCAACTCGTCCTACATTTAACTACTGTCCAAAGACCATGTACATACTAGAAAATCCTACTTATGTACACAAACTCTACAAGTCGGACTACGACACACCTAACGTTTATGTAGAACTAACTGAAGAAATTATCAACGCAAAGATTGATTCATTTGGTAAAATTTTTAAATCGCAAGTACGACCACAAGACAACTATTTGTCTAGTAATGGTATGCTTAACTGGGCCAAGTACAGAGGCATAGAAGCACGTTGCGAATACGCAGAAGCGTTCTATCAATACTATCACAGGATCTAATATGGACTTAGTAACCATTGCCTGTGAGCAAGACTTTGATGTAATGCGATTGCAAGCAGAAAGCATCAGCAAGTTTGTTGAACCATGTACACATTGGGTAACGATCAACGAACGCTTTCCAGACAAGCAACGCTGGCGTGATATGTTAGAGCCTTTCTATACCAAGCACAAGTTAGTTTTAATGTTTCCCAAGTGGTATGAATACTTACACGTACCCGATGGCTTTAATCGTCATCAGGTCTACAAACTTAAGATGGTAAACTTGATCAAGGATGAAGAGTTTTTATGCTTAGATCCTAAAGACTTTTTTGTTAAGCCCTGTAGCACTAAAGACTGGACAGGTGTGCTAGGCTGTGGATGGCTTGCTTATGATCCTAACTGGGAACCGGTCATTGAACGCTTTGCCAAATACTTCAATGTTGATCCTGTAAGAGAAAAGCAGTTTGCTTCTGAATGTCCTTTTGTATGGAAAACTAAGCTAGTTAGAAGCCTAGGTG